TTACTCTGCCAAGAATTGATCTATTGCCTTTTTTATTACTTGTGCCTGCGCAATCCCTTTTTCGGCGCACCGCTTCTTAAACGCGGCCGCCTTTTCTTTTGGAATACTTGCCGAAATGATCGTGTATGTCTTTTCGTTATACCGTCGTTTCACTTCGGTTGAAGTAAAAGTTTTTCTTTTTTCTTCCATTACCGCCGCTCCTTTCAGAATAACTCCGAATGTTCTTCAACATACCGTTTTACTGCGTCAGCGTCCGGCGCGGCTCCTTTTGGTATTTCATATTCAACTTCAACGCCGCCGATTTCTCTTGAAAGTTTCCATTTGTCCTTTTGCTCTGAAAGCAAATATTCACGATTTTTACAGGTTATAATCACAATAACACCCCCTTAAATATCCGCGGTTGCTTTTTTCTTGATCTATGATATAATAGGGCTTGCAGAAGAGGGGGCGGCGTGCGCCCCTCTTCCAGCCCTCGACATTATTTGTCGGGTTTAGCCTTGTTTGGTTTTGGCTTTACAAGCGTTATTGTAACTTTGACGCGTTCCACTGTGTCGTTACTTTCAACCGCTTTTGCCAATTCCTGCAAGGCTTTTTCTATGTTGTCCATCTTTGCAACCTCCTTTCTTCCTTTGATGATACTATTATAACATACTACTATTAGTATGTCAACGGCTTTCAAAAAAATAATTGCGAAAAACAGCAAAAGCGGCGGGAATTTCCCGCCGCTTCATTCGTTTTCATCGTCAAGCAACCAAAGAGGGGATACGCCCAACACTTTAGCAAGCACTTTCAATTCGTAATCGGTAACAAACCGCGTTCCGATCTCAATTCTGGAAATGCTGTCCCGCTCCATCGTCACGCCTTCAATTTGCAGTTTCGCGGCTAACGCCTCTTGCGTAAACCGCTTCTTTTGCCGTGCTTCCCGCACTCTGTCGCCGCATATATTCTTCCGGCCTTTATAGTCGTATATCTTCACCCACGATCACCCGCGCCCCTCTCGTTGTGCTAAACATCAGCACTTTTCTTGACTTTAACACAAAAAGCCTGCATAATTGTGTTAAAGGTCAGAATACGAAAAGTATTCTTCCCTCGTTGCCATAATTTAAGCACACGAAAGGAGTTATTCAAACTATGAGAAAAACTGTGTTGATCCTGTGGGGCGTTGGTGCGCTGTTTCTTATTTCTTCAATCCCGCTATTTGTCGAAGGTGATATAGGGGCGGGCGTTTGTGGGATTGTGATTGCCGCCGCGCTGTTTTTTATTGGCCTTCGGAAAAAGGCCGCGCGGCCTGAACCAAAGAAAGAACCGCCCGCGGCCACGCCTGCGGCGGCAACGGAACCAAAAGAGGCCGTGACGATGGACGCGGCGAAGGAAACAAAGGTTTATTTTGAAGAGGGCGGCGCAAAGTACCATACAAGCGCGCATTGCTCCGGAATGAGAAACCCCCGATATGTTCCGCTTTCTGTTGCAAAGGGGCGCGGCCTTTCTCCGTGTAAGAAATGCGCGCCGTATGGTGTCGCGCCGACTGTCCGGCCAGCTCCCGCCGCTCCGTTGTTCGCCTCTGCAACCACAAGCGAAACAAAGCCCACTTTTGAATTTCTTTCCGTGAAGGTTGCGGGCGTTACCTTCAAGAATGGGCGCAAAAGCCGTCAAACCATCTTGCGAAAAATCCACTTCAAAGACGAACCTTTCGACAATGGAACAATGGAATTGACTTTGCAACGGGAAGAATGGGAAGGTAAGCCCGCTTTCGGTGTCTATGTCAACGGCGATCAAATCGGGAATATCCCCGCCGAACATACCGACTATGTGAACGACAATTTTTCCCGCCTCGACGGAATTGTAAACATAGAAGTTTACGGCGGCGGGGACGGCCAGAATTACGGCGCGGAAATAACATTGCGCTTCCGGAATGAGTAAGCCCCGCAAAACGACAAAAAGCCCCCACGCCAGCCATAAACGGCCAGCGTGGGGGCTTCTCTATGTTCTGTTACTCTTTCCATGTGCCGCCAAGCGCGGCGATCGTGTACCTGTCCGCGCGTCCGTTGACAATCAAGCCTTTTGACGCTTGAAAGCACCGCACGGCGTAAGCGGTCAACCTTCCGTATGTCCCATCGGCTCCGTTGGTGCCGCAATGGTAATTCCGTTCGATCAAAGCCGTTTGCAACGCCTTCACATCGTCGCCGCGCATAAGGGGTTTTGTCACTTTCAGCACGCGGGCAACCTCAAAAGAACCCGCCGCGGGCGGTGTCTGTTCCGGCTTTGCGCCGTCATGCTCCGATTTTCCCGCCATCTGTTCCGGCGCGCGGTCGGTTTGTTCCTCTTCGGCCTTCACGCGATCCGGCGCGGCTTCCTCGTTCTGCTGGACGGGCGCGGCCTGCTCTTCGGCAACCTTTTTCCGCGTGCGCGTGGTTTTGCTTTCCGTATCCTTCTTCGGCGCGCGCTTGCGCGTGCCTGTGGTTTTTCTCTGTTCGCTCATGCGTAAAACCTCCCGTAATGAAATAAGCCCCCGCCGCCGCGGTTCAGCGGAAGCGGGGGCTTCGTGGTATCAGGCGGGCGGCATGTGGCCGCCGCCTCCATCAAGCCGCGGGCGGTAAAGGAGTAAACCCGCGCGCGGCGCAATGGCAATTAAGTATTCAGGGCTTCCGCGGTGTCGGTATGCGTCTTCGGAAGCGCAAAAACAGCAGCTTCGATCGCACCGTCAACAATCTTCTTCAAATCGTCGTCGATTTCAATTCCCGCCGCTTCGATGAACTGATAGACAAGTTTTGTTGCCTCTTCCTTCCGCTGTCCCTCTTCAATTTTGCTTGTTTTATAAAGCTGTTCGGCGGCTTCCGTCGCCTTCTGCGCCCACCCGATCACCTTGTCAATAACCGTGATAACGGGAACTTCGGGGAAGAACTCTTGCAGGGTATCGACCACATGATCCGCGGTGTCAAGAACGGTTGTCGTCCCTGTCAGCACGCCGGAAACATTGATCCCCTTCTTTACCAGATAGGGGATCAGCACGATCAGCCCCACGAAAACGACCGCGACGACGGCCACAACCACAAGAACAATTACCATGTTATCCATTTTTCAAAGCCTCGCTTTCTTTTTTGTTGGTGTTTATATTTGTTACTCCTTTACAAGCGTGAGATCAGAAACGCGCACGGCGGCCACAGTCACGCCGCCGTAGGTGATAACAGCGCGATCGCCGTTCAGCTCCGAAACAACATGATCGCGGCTATACACGAAAGAGGCCAGCCCGCCGCCTGTGTAGGTCTTCGCGCCCTGCTTCACGCGCACGACGCTTCCGGCCTTGATTGTGCCGCCTGCGCCGCTTCCATCTGCAAGAACAAGATCGGAAACGCGCACGGCGGCCACGGTCACGCCGCCGTAGGTGATAACGGCGCGATCGCCGTTCAGCTCCGAAACAACATGATCGCGGCTATACACGAAAGAGGCCAGCCCGCCGCCTGTGTAGGTCTTCGCGCCCTGTTTCACACGCACGACGCTTCCGGCCTTGATTGCGCCGCCTGCGCCCGCTCCGGTGTCCGGCTTGTCCGGCTGAACGGGGGCGGCGTTGTCGTATTCGATATAGGGAAGTTTGCCGTGCTTCGTCCATGTGCGGGCGTTGTACCCGCTCTTTGTCCCCATGTTTTTAACGGCTGTGATCTGCACATCGTTGTCAAAGGCGGGGGAACACTCCACGGCCAGCCCGCCGCCGATGTAAACGCCGATATGCCCGCTACACCAAAGGGCTTCGCCAACCTCCACATTGGAAAAGTTGGTTGAAACGCCCTTGCATTTTGTAATCATGGTATCCGCGCCAATGTCGGGAACGCCGTTCACGGCATAGGACGCGCCGCCGTAGGTTTTGGACGCGTCGCCGTTCCAGCCCCACAAAATGCCTTTAATCAGGCACACGCAATCGAACCCGAAAACGGGCGGGTTCTGGTTTGCGGCGGCCTTAATCATTTTCGTTCGGGCGGCCTGCTTGTTGTATGCGTGGTTATTGCAATACCGCGATACATTGCCGCCCGTCAGGGGCGCGCCAAAGCACCCCATGACATAAAGGGTTTTGTAATTCTGCGCAACATCTTTCAGTTTCGCAACAAATTCACTCGCTTTCATAACTGCCATTGTTTTTCGCTCCTTCGCTATTATTCTTCGTGTGCGCGTTCCAGCGTGTCAATTCGCTTGTGCGCCTGCTTTGCGGACGCTTCAACGGCGGTCAGGCGCGTTACAAACTCGGTGTTCGTCTTCCGCTGTTCCTTCTGCTCTGCCTTGATTTCGTCCGTGTTCGCTTTGATATACCCTATTTCCGTAAGTACGGTTGCGTCGTTTTTCGCCTCGCTTTCTGTGTCGCTTTTCCGGTTGCGGGCAAAAGCCGCATACCCGAACACGATTGCGCAAACCGTACTAACCACGGAAAGAACGGTCAAGAACTGTTCCATGCTTCCACCACCTTTACACCTTTTCCCATTGCCACAAACCCGCCGTGTCGGGCGGGTAAACGCAATTCGGCATATCGGCCTTCGCCAGATATACCGCGCCTTTATAACTGTAATAAAGCCCCTCAACCACATTTACGACGATCCCCGCGGTTTCCGGATACGGGATCGGATCATCAAGCGTCCCCGCGTGTTCCAGCTCGACAAGGCGGTAATATGCGAAGGTGGTTTGCACGGGATACGCGGCGGCGTTGGAAGTGTGCGGCGCGACGATCTCGTAATAAAAGCCGTCGCACCTGATAATTTCGCCTTTTGTCTTGTATTCGTGGTTGTCCTGATACTCCGGATAATCCACAATGTCCGTTGACGCAAGGATCATTTCGTCGGTGATCGCGTTTGTCCCCGCGGCGCGGTCTGCGACAATCTGCGCTTTGATGGATAGGGAAAGAAGGGCGGCGGTGCTTTCGCCCGCCGCCTTCAAGGTTTCAACTTCCTTCTTCAATTCTGCCGTTTCGCTCGGCTTGTCCGGTCTGTGTGCTACGCTCATTCAAAATTACCCCCGATCGAAGATACCCAACACGCGGAAATAGCGTCGCCGCGTTCCACTGTTACCCGAATATTCATGCCGAATTGAACGGCGGTGTTTATTGTGTTCTCGAAGACATGCGCCACGCCCTGAATTACGGCGTTCGTGCAATCCTCCCACGCGGGGGAAGGATCAAACGGATTGTTCGTTACCTCCACTTTGAAGGTTGCGCCCGCTGGAATTTCCCGCGTTACAACCACATTCGCGCGCGTGGGCTGTGCCTGCGCTTCCAGCGGCGCGGCCAGCGTGATAACAAAGCCGCTGATCTGCTTTGTGAAGGTCAGCGTGCGCACCGCTTTATTTCCCACGGTGTCCGTTGCGGTAATGGTGATTGTGTGCGCGCCGTTGGAAAGGGCGGTAAAGTCATGCCCCGCAACATTCATCGTGTTTTCTTCGCCAAGCGTGGGCGTGTAGCTCCGCAAGGTGGTTTCGTCCACCTTTTCAACCACCGTCACCGTGTCGCCGTCCGGATCGGTTACAGTGTACTTGTAAGAGAAGTCGCCGCTTTTCGTTCCAAGATCGGCGTTTTGTCCGGAAATGACGGGCGGTTGATTGTGAATTACGGGAACCGCGGAAGAAGTCACATACGCGCTTTCGTTCCCGTAGGTGTCCCGCGCCTTCACGCGGTACTTGATCGTGTTCCAGCTTGTAGAAACAACCTCCGTAAAGGTGCGGGCGGCGGTTTCCGCTACTTTCGTATAGCTCCCGTTATTCACCGACCGTTCCAGAACATAGGTGATCGCGTCGCCGTCCGGATCGCTGGAAGCTCCCCATGTTACGGTTATGTCCTGCGTGCTGTAACAGCTTTCCGGCACGGAAATTCCGTCCGGCGTACTCGGCGCGGCGTTCCACTGGAATTCATAGTTTCCGCGGCTGTTTTTGTTATCAGATACCAAAATATCAGATTTCAAATTACAAAGCGGACGCACGCCCCTGTAGCCGAGGCACGCGAGGCTGTCGCCCAACGCCCCCGAAGTGTCGACACTGCGCACACTGTACGAGTGGCCGGAATACGGCGTGCGAAGCCACCAATACCACGAAGAAGAAGTGTTAAAACTGCTACTTGTATAATCGCTGTTACTCACACATTCAGCCGTAGGATAGGCAAGGCGGCTTGTATTATCGCTGAACAAAGCCAGCTTTGAACCCTCTGCAATCCCGTTTTCGTTCGCAAGGCCGACTTCCGTTGTGGACGGAAGGTGCATTTTTGCCGTTACGGTTTCATAGCTCCCGCCGTCCGTAACGGTGTTTTTGGCAACCGTTACCGTGGTATCCAGCAACGCCGCGACAAAATCATCATCAAGCATGGCAAGAAAGCCCGCTAAATCCGCATACGGGTTATAGGTAACAACCGAAGTTGAATTCGGTGATTGATCCGCACTATGCTTCGCGCTGTACCAATTCCCCGCCGTGGCATTACTGTTCAGCCATTGAAGAACATTCGCGTATGAATAACGGTTGTTTCCGTAATTTTTGCGATCGCTATTACTGTTGTTTGGCTCTTTTGCGTCGAAAGCAAGAACAATCGGGATTTTATCAAAAATCAGCGTTACCGAATTAGACGGATAGCCCGAATGGTTCTTGTCTGCCATTTTCAGAACGACATATTGCCCTAAAAGTGATTGATAGGCCGACTTCACGGGAACTTCAAAGGTTGTCCCAACGCCAAGCGTGCTTAATTGTTTCGACATTCTTTGCCTTCCTCCTTTTCTTCGGAAACAGCAACGCCGCCACGGTTGCCCGCGGCGGCGTACTGCCCGAATAATTTGTTGTAATGCTGATCCATGTTCCGGATCAGGTGATAGCAATTCCCCTTCGACGCATGGCCGCGCCAGCTTTGATAAGATTGCTCCACCTTTTCCGGCGTGATTTTTCCAGCTTCCAGCAACCCGCGCATTTTGGTTAAACGGCGGCGGGCGTTGTTCTTTGACTTCCGGCGCACCTTGCGGATCACCGCGCCGCTTTCGGTCAAATACGAATGGAAGCCCAAAAAATCAATTCCGTTTTTCAACGGGTAAATATTTGTCTTCGCATTCAGCGAAAGCCCTAATTCGTTTACATGTCTTTCAATCTCCTTCCAGCAATAGCGCAAATATTCTTTGTCTTCGTGGATCAAATAAAAATCGTCCATGTATCGGCCATAAAATTTTATGCCTAACTTTTCTTTTATCATGTGATCCAGCGAAGAAAGATAGAGAAGGGCGAATATTTGTGAAGACTGGTTGCCGATCGGAATTCCTACATTGCCTTCGGTGCTGTCTATTATCATATCCAGCAACCAAAGACAATCAGGATCGGAAATATACTTGCGGATTAAGGATTTTAACGCGTCGTGCTTGATATTATAGAAATACTTTGATATATCGCATTTCAACACCCAACCGTCAACACCTCGTACACGGTAAAACCTCCGCATAAACCCTTCCAGCCGTTCAAGGCCGAAGTGCGTTCCTTTTCCAACCTGTGAAGCGTAATTATCTTTTATGAAGGTGCTTCGCACCCTCGGTTCAAGTACATTATCACAAAGCGCGTGTTGCACAACCTTGTCTTTGTAGCTGTTCGACATTACAACCCGTTCTTTGGGTTCATAAACCTTGAATGTGTTGTAGGGCGAAAGCTGGTATGTGTGGCTCTGTAACTGCACGCTTAACAGGTTCAGGGCTTCCAGCAAATTAACTTCAAACTTCGCCGCCGCTCCTTTCCACCTTTTGCCGCGGCGCGCCTTCCGGTACGCGCGGTATAGGTTTTCAAAATTATAGACTTTTTCAAAGTCGGTCATGTAAAAAAATCTCCTTGCCGTGTATAACCTCGGCCATGCCTGCGGCAATGCTCCGGTATCGGCAATCCTGTATTTGTCCCCGCCGTGGATAGCAGGGGACGGGAAACGCCTTCCTTTGATGGTGGTACATTGCTTTCGGCCTGTGGCCTACTCGATCGAGTGATCCACCGAAGCGGACGCACGCCCCTGTTGCCGTTGTACGCGTTGTTGTTGTTCAACGCCCCCGAAGTGTTGACATTGCGCACATTGTACGAGTTGCCGGAATACGGCGGCGGGGCGGGCAGAAGGCGAAAAGAAAACCTGCAAGGCGTTCCCCAAACGGTTTTATACTCTCGCTTTGTCCCGCTTCTTCCACGCGGCGATCATGTACTTTACTTCAAGGGCAAGTTTCGACCAATATTCGCAACTCTTCATAGAAATAAAGCCCATTTCCTGCGAAAGCTCTATAAAAAATAGAAGCTCCTTGCAATAGGTCAACGCCTTTGCTTGTAGCCTCTGCCGTTGTCTGTGTTCGTCCGCTTGCCGCAAATCTAATTCGTTCGCTTCAAGCGTCATTTCGTAAATATCAACCGCTTTTTCCTGTATGCGGTTCACCAGCGTAAAGCGGTATTTCTTCGGGTAACGCTCCGTGCTGTTCGTGATCGTGAAGGTATGCTTTACAAGGTCTTTCGCCTTCACAATCACATTGAATTCGGACGGCTCTTTGCGTTCCCTCTCTTGTCCCTGCATAAATGCACCTTGCCTTCCTGATCCTCTGCAAAAGCGCGGTATCTTCCGCGCACCCCTCAAAATCAAAGCCCGCCGCCGTCAAAGTTATGGTTGCTTCGTGGCCTGTGGGCGTGATCCCGCGGATTGTCACCGCCTCGCCGCCGCACATGTCGCACGGCGGGCGAAGCTCCGTGAAGATATTTCCGATAATGCACGACAATTCCGCGCCCTTGCAGGCGCACCGCGTCAACATTCGATCCGTTGCAACGCCGCGTTCCAAACGCCCGTTGCGGTCACGCCGTCCAAATCGTCAAAGAGGATCAAGAACGGGTTTGTTGTAATGTCATTGAAAAGCACGGCTTCCAGCATTTCAATTCGCGCGGTGTTGTTCTGGATCAGGTTCAGCAAATGCCCCGCGGTGTCTTCGTCAAGGACATTTTGCAAGGTTGCGAACCATGCGTTGAAGTCGTTTTCCGCGTCGGTCTTAAAGTCGTTCATGTAGGCTTCAAGGGCGGCGTACTGCTGATCGCCCAAAAGCTCCAAACTCTCCATATAGGAAACAAGATCGTTGAATTCGTCAACGCTCATTTCCTTATAGTCAGCAAACCACGCTTCAAGTTGCGCGTTGAATGCGTCGGTGTCTATCTGATCCACCACGCCCGCAACCACGCCGCACAAGGAACCATCAAGGCGGCGATCCGTTATGTTTGCCTGTGAAATGGCCGTAACGCCTGCGCCTACAAGCACATCGGCAAGACACAATTCGTATGCGTCCGCGTCCCTCTGCAAAGCAGGGGCGACGGGGGAAGTTGCAGGCGCGGAAGACTTCACCGCAACGGAAATTTTGCGTTCGGTCAAATCCCACCGCACAACAATTCGGTCAATGCGGTTCAACACGCCGTCCGCGGTTGCCAGCGTTACGGGCAAATCGCTTGTGTTGTAATAAAAATAGCCGTTAATCCACGCTTTACCCGTTTTCACGGCGACGGCCATTCCTGAACCCGCTACCACTTGAAGGCTTGTGGAAGGGACAGGGAACACGCCGTTTCCAATGAATGAAGCAAAATATTCAGCCCATTCTTCCGCGCGGTACACGCGATCGCCGGAAACACTGTTGAAAAAACTTGCTTTTTCCAT